GACGAGTGTTGCTTACGAATATGTCAATACGCACTAGAATTGAAGAACAGGACTTGTTCTTAACTCTTGAAGAATATGCATGGGATAAGACTGACGCGGCGGCGTGGAAACGCCAAACCGTTAATCGAGTCTCTAGTGTTCCTTCGGGGTTTACAAGTATCTGGTTTGGGAATCCATCTTTATATCCTCGTTTTGAAGAGGTATTTATTGATGAGACTCCAGAACCAACGCTTACTGTACACAAGTACAGGGGCTTTATACATCGTATTACCCGTAAGGGTAAGCCTCGGTACAGACACAAAACTGTACCTAAAGGTCGTAAAGTACGTTTGTATAGTCGTGGCCTGCAGTTTAATAACTGCACACACACGGTTCAAACAAACCACTTCAACGCGCCTCTCGTTCCGATAAGGACTGGCAATGCAAGCTATACTAGCATGCATCTTGCCAATGTCTCATCTGGTAACGTTACGACCGCGTTGGGAATTCGTGTGGTACCGGATATTGATATGGACGCTTATGCTGACCAGGCATTAGCGTTCATGTATCCGCGTCTCGACGAAGGTAACTCATTAGTTAACTTTGTCCTTGAGTTGAAAGATCTCAAGCACATGAATCCAACTGCTAGTGTTCGACGTATCTTCAATCGGCATCAGCCATTGAGGGATCTTGCAGATCCACGTCGGCGTAAGACCTTTATTAAGGAGCTTACTAACCGGCTCAATTCTGCAGCGTTGAACGCTTCATTTGGCATAGTCCCCTTTGTGGGGGACCTTGTCTCATTCTATGATGAGCTAACTACTCTTGCTTCAAAGCTAGAGCGGCTCAAAAAGTATGAAGGCAAAGTAATAACTCGCCACTATAAACGGACCCTTAAGGGGTCCAATGGTGAGTTACTGAACCATGATTGGTCTGAACTACAATCGGCGCAAGTTTTAAACTGGCCGTCGAATGTAATTCATGATGCTGATAATGGGACAGGTAGTCGAACTGCGATCGCTGTGTTCTCTCGAGCACGGTGGATCTCACTCCCTACTTACCATGCGACCTGGCGTTATGTTTATACGCTAGATCACATGTCGGATCTGGAGGAAACGATAAATACGCATCTTGACACTCTCGGAGTCCGCTTGGACCCCGGTATTGTTTGGGATGCTATTCCGTTTTCCTTCGTCGTCGACTGGGTAGTCGACGTGTCTCGTTTCTTGCATTCTTTCGCAAGGAACAACTATCCGATTCGAGTCGTAGATGGCGGTTTTGTACATTCGTACAAATACGCCTTCGAGGCCTCTAATGTGATATATTGCACTGATGAATCATTTGGTTTAAACCTCTTAACTCATCCAGTTCCTCCCGCAGATCCAGTCTTTAATCAGTCTGAATTTGCAGGTTACTGTCGTGTGCCTATATATCGCGGAGAGAGAAGCTACTACAATCGTGTGAAGGCAAGCCCTTCTATCTCCACGATCGAAGTCCGCGCTCCTAAACTACGGCAGATTGCCCTCTCGGGCTCTCTACTGTTATCTAGGATCAAAGGGCTTAACTCGACTAAGTACCACTTTACCCCTCGTGGTGTAAAGTAGCTTAGTCTCCCTATTCTCGTTTCTGGCACTTCAGCTAGACACTTCTTGAATAGTTCACATCAGATAGATATAACATACCTATGCTAACAGCAAACCTCACTGTCGTGGATAACCACAGCAGTCTCACCCTTCCGGGTGTTCTAACCTCCAAGGTCTACAATCAAGTAGCCTCGGCGATTGCAAACCAACTAGTCCGACGCATTGCGGCGACAGCTAATACCACTCCTCAGACGATCATTATTGGTCATCAGTTGACTGGGAAAGGCTTTCTCGCAAGGATTCGGAGTACGGTTCGGAGTAATTACTCCGATCTGACGAAGGACACCGCCGATACCGGTGGTGTAGTTCCGTCAGCTTCAGCGTACATGGTTTGGGATAGACCCGTCCAGTCGGACGGTGCTATTACCGATGCCATCATCATGAACTGCATTGCGGCTGTCTGTGACGTTATTCTAACGTCCGGCGCCCTGGCGCAGTTAATGAATCAGGAGATGTAATCTCCTTACTGATTAGCTAAACTCAGACGGATTAAACCATATGAATAAACTAAACAGTACTGGTGCAATCGTGTTGGTTGTGTCTGCATTAATCGCGATCGGGCTGATGGCTCTCAGCTTTTATGCTGGGAGAAATCTTACCTTTCGCCATTAGTGCCAGCCCTCCAACCGTTTGTGGTGTGAAGGGACAGTCGAGGGTTTGCGCGTAGGCTGAGATTGCCGCCTTATGGTGACAAATAACAGCTCACTCTAAATGGATATTTCTATCTATTTGGGGTTGTTACACGCTAACCTACTTGACTGGGTTAGTGCATCTGAATATCCGCAGCGCGAGTTTAGGCGCGATTGGTTAGAAATAACCAATCGCGCCCACCGTGAGGGTATAGGTTTTCTTACGAAAACCCGCCCTCGAATGGCAAAAGCAATAGATTATGCTCTTGCCACCGGATCTGTCGTCAAAATTGAAGGATTTAAAATCTCCTCTAATTCGAAGCTACCCAAGTTTCTTGGGACACTTCTACGACAGATATTCGACGATGCTGGATGTGAACGCAGTGATGCGTCCACAGTAGCGCTAATATACTTGCGCCAATTGCTCTATACTTATTATAAGTTAGAGCTACCACCAAACAGAAATGACAATAATAGAGTACTATCATCATTTGTTGAGACTGATCGATGCTTACCTGCTGAACAGCGGTACGCATCTGACCAATCTGGAACGTTCATTGCTGGCCTCGCTCGCACACTTGTGCGAAGAGTGCTTGCAGGAACGGATCCAGTTGGGCCAGGATTCAATCCTGCCCATGGACCAGGTTCCGTCGCGACTGGTGAGCAAGCTGATGGGAAGCCAGTGTTTAAGCGTTTTTATAGCCGATTGGCTAAAGAATTCGCTTATGACACCTGGTTCTTCTACAACTTGTCGCACCTAGCCGATGAACTTGATCATCTCAACGCTCTCTACGAGTTAGAATCGGGCACAGCGAAAGTTGTGCTCGTCCCTAAGGACAGTAGAGGGCCTCGTTTGATATCATGTGAACCATTGGAATACCAATGGATCCAGCAGGGTCTCCTCAACGTTCTTACGAACGCTATCGAGGAGCATCCCTGGACAAAAGGCCAAGTTAATTTCTCAAGTCAGGAAATTAACCGAGCCCTTGCACTAGAAGGGTCGAAGGACCCCACTAGTTGGGTTACACTAGATATGAAGGATGCAAGTGATAGAGTTTCGTTGCAATTAGTCAGGGACTTATTTCCTGATAATTGGTATTCCGCATTATATGCGGCACGAAGCCCTAGAACTAAGCTTCCTTGTGGTCGGATAATCGAACTGACTAAGTTCGCTCCAATGGGGAGTGCAGTCTGCTTCCCCATTGAGGCCCTAACTTTTTGGGCCTTATCCGTAGCGAGTATTCGACGTATGCATCCTGAGGTTCCCTTAAAAAGGATCCTTCAAAGTGTGTACGTGTATGGCGATGACATCATCGTACCGCAGTGTTACCAAGCTGCAGTACGACAGCATCTTCCGCTCTTTGGACTATTGTTCAATGAGTCGAAATGCTGTGTCGCAGGCTCTTTTCGAGAGTCCTGCGGGCTTGACGCTTATAAAGGCGTCATAGTTACTCCTCTTCGAGTGAAGAGGCCATGGTGTCGTCGTCTTGCCGGTATGTCCTACGTTTCATATGTTGCCACAGTCAATGGCTTCTACGATCGTGGGATGTTTAATAGTGGAGATTACTTGAATCAAAAAATTCAGAAGATTCGAGTCACTCCTTACAGCGATGCTGTGAGTGGTGCTCCAACTATTATTGACCCCCGAAAAATGGCCGTACAAGTGAATCGTGGATTAAACCTTAAGAGGCGCTTTAATGCGCATCTTCAGTACCACGAGTACAAAACTTGGACGGTCCGTGGACGTGTTTTTGAAAACACCTCTACACCGGGCTGGTGTGAGATGCAACGTGTTGCATCTTACAAAGTCAATGAGGTTAACCCCATTGATGATCTGGCTCCTCGTTCAGTGAGCAAAGTTGGGTTGGTACCCTGCTTTGCTAAAGCCTGTCTCTTAAAATGGACAGACACTATCACCGAAC